ACTCCGCCATTGGCGTAGCCCATTTCCTGCGCAACCTGATCCCACGTTTTGCCTGATTGGTACAACTCGTAGGCACGCTGGTCGTCTCCTGCGATGTCCTTCTTGTTTCGCTTCGTTGGCGCTTCCGAAGGCGGTGCGGACATACCTCCGCCGTGACCGTGCGTTGACTGGTCATGCTTGTGGGGCAGATGCTTGGTGACGGTTGATTGATTTGTCGACACAACCTCAACGTCGTAGGTGACCGTTTTGCCAGCGAATGTGGGAGGCTTTCGCAGACGGAACGTGGCTCCTCTGTCCAGAATGACTTCCCCCTGATCGCCCATTCCTGTGCGCAAAGAAGTGCCAGCGTCCACCTTGATGCCATGCGTGCCTTCTGGAACGTGAATGGTCAACTTGACCTTGTGGGGATAACCCATAGGTGCAAACTCGTCTGCGTCCTGCGCTCTGGTTGATGTGGACACGAACCCCTTATCCGTGACGGTGTCGCCGACTGATTCCATTCCGTTGTAGTCGTATCGCGCGCTGTCGCCTTCGCGGAACTCCATGACACGGTGAACTGTCATGGCTGGCAAGGTTTCGTTCTTCATGGCGTTGTCGAGGTCTGCGACCTCGGGGGTCGTTGAATCTGACCGAAGGGCGCTGTTTATACGGTTTGAGTCCCTGACATATGAATCAATGACCGCTGACCGTCCACCGCGACCGTGAACTTTCTGGTCTCCGTGACCGGGGTGCTTCGCTACTCGTTCGCGGGCTTTGGCGAGTGCGGGTTCCGATGCGTACAGCGCACGGATTTGAGACAGAGCGCTTTCTTTTGTCTCATGGCAGGCAATGACCGAACCATCGGTGTCTTTGACAACTGCCCACGGCTTTGAAGGAGAGCAACCTTTCCCTCGTGCGATCGAGTACGGCACGGGTCAACCTTCGACCGTGAAATTGATGTCGGCGACCTGCTGGAACCACCCAGAATGCGCCAAGAACGATGCGATGTCTTTGACGTCGTACTGTGAGCCGTCCGAATACTCGACATACCCGAAAGCCCATGTCGGTTCCTTTTCGTTGGGGTCGCGCACGACGCGGGAGAACAAGTCGGGTGCAAGTCCGACTGTTTCGGGGTTGGCGCTGACGCCCAACTGATAGAGAACGTCCCCTGTGTCTGTTTTGGCGATGATGGTCTTGTTCACAGGGATGCTCCTCGGGTGGAAATACTAAGCGAAAAGGCGACGTCAGTAAACACGGGTTACGTCCTTTGTGCTTCTTGACGTCTTGCCTCGAGAACGCGCGCCTCGATTTCGGAGAACGACAACGGGACAAGAACTGCACGGCATCGGCATGATGGGTGGGCTGGTGGCATTTTGATTCCGTCGGGATGGGCGCGGAGTCCTGTCTGGAAGTTCTCGTCGACAGGGATGCGCTTGCCGTCCAATGGGGCGCAAATGTCGCAGACGATTGTCTTTGACGACACGAACTCGGGAGCGGTGCGCCATTCCTTCATGGACGTTTTGAGGTTCACCAGTCCTGCGTCGCCTGCCTGTTGCCACGCCACCCAGCGTCCTTCGTTCTGGGCTGTGGCTATTTCGGTGCGGGCGATGTTCTTGGATCGGGCGCGAATGAGACGTTCTTGGTATTTCTCGGATGCTTTCTGTGCCTGCAGGGTTGCCTGCTCAACGGTCATCCCCGAAGCAAGGAACTGCTTCATCAGGCGCGCGTTTGTGTTCTCGACCGCTTTGCGCCAGCGTTCGTGCAGTCCGACTTGACGGGCAATTCGCCTCTGGGCTTCGGCGACGCTGATGTTGCCCTCGACGGCGTCTGCCACGGTTTCGGAGATGATTTGCTCAACCTCGTCGGAGATGTCCTTGACGAGTTGTCCTGCTCGTTCCAGCGCCCATTGGGTTGCGCGGGGGTCTGCCTCGTCAAAGCGGAATCGCATCCCGACAGGTGTTGCGGACGCTTCGGCTTTTCCTGACTTGATGATTTCCTTTACCAATGCGTCCACGATGGGTCGCAGGTCGCCGATGAGGGAACCCGTGGGAAGTGCCTGCAAGGTGGCGGACACGGACTGCCTGATTGCGTCTGCAACGCGCTGGGTGTTGACGCCTTCGCGGAAGAGGCGTACTGCTTCCGCGTACGCGCGCGCGAGCGCCCGCTCAACGCTTGTCATGTCGCCAGCCTTGTTCACGGGCGTGCGACTCGCCTGCGACGACGATCGGCGTACGAACGGCATTACTTAGCGGGCGCGGGTTTCGCCTGTGACGGGGGCGTCTGTTCGGCGGGTGCCTGCTGGGACGGGGCGGGCTGACCGCCTGCCTCGGGCGGTTGTGGCGCTTCTGGTGGGGCTGTGGGCTGTTGGGGCGGTGCCACATTCGGGTTGTTGTTGACGCCTTCCTCAGACTCGACCTTTGGAGGCAAACCCGAAATCTGGCGCAGGTACTCGTCGAGTCCTTCGTCGACGACGAGCGCACCCGAACCCGATGCCTTCTGAATGAAGTCGGCAAGTTGAGCGATGTCGATTTGGTGGATGTCACCGAACGCCAACTTCGGACGGCGCTCAACGTCCATTCCGTTGATTTTGAGCAGACGCGGGATGGCGTGCTGGTTGAACACGTCGCAGATGGATTGGGCGATTTGCCCGATGGCGGTGGTGAACAAGTCAATCTTGGATGAGCCAAGAGCGAACGAACCGACCTGTTCGTGTCCGAGCAGGATGAAGTCCGCAAGCAGGGTCATGGCGATGCGCTGGTCGTAGCGGGCGACCACCTTGTCGGTGTCAAACTGGCGTGCGCCCCCTGCGGACAGCAGACCGAGTTTGTACATTTCCCGTCCCTGATCGTCGTAGGCGAGCGGGAACACGATGCCTTCGTTCTCGTTTCGCTTGATGCCACGGATGAGGCGCTCGATGCTTGCGCGGGCGGCGGCTTCGGCGGGCGTAGCGTTAGAGGACAGCAACTGCGGTGGGACGTAGGCGACGGGAAGTCCTGCGAGGTCGCGCTCAATGCCGATGGCTTCAATTTCCTCGATGGTTTTCTTGAAGCGCCACGGGCGGTAGGCGTTGCGCAGTAGAGAACGTCCTTCGGGGTTGTTGCGCACGGTGGACGTGCGGAACAGAAGTGCCTTCTCGATGGGGATGGTGACGACTCCATGACTGCCTGCGGACGGATCCATCTGTTGGAGACCGTTGATTCCGCCGTCCTCGTCAAACATCCATTGCCATGTTGTTTCCTGTGCGCGGAGAGCAATTTTGCGCCAGCCGATTTTGCCGTCGCGGTAGTTGGAGCGCTTCGTCGGGTCTTTCGTGTCCCATGTGACGCGCTTCTTGTAGACGATTTCGCAGTAGGCGTAGCCGTAGGTCAGGAACGACAGAATTGACGAGAGGGTTGCGTCCCACGACTCGCTCATGTCGTTCATGCATTCCTCGACGAAGTCGGCGGTGTCCTGATCCTTCTTCTTGACCATCGCGTCGGGATTGTCCTTGAAGGGATCCATGCGCCAGTCGATTTGGAGGATGAGGCGCTCGATGGCGAACAGCATCGCCCCGATAACGGGGTCGTTGTCGGACATTTCACGCCAGACCTTCGCTCCGCGAAGTCCGCGCAGGTCGCCGATGAACTCGTCGTTAATGAACCCGCCGACGTGCTGGAGACCAGACGTGCCTATTTCTTGGAGGTCAAACTCAGCCATCGTTTCTCCTGATGATTTCCTCGCTCACGATGCACCCGACGGGGATGGCAAAGTAAGCGTTCACTTGTGTTTCGCCGTCGATGTCCTCGGCAACATCTGCGGACATGACGAGTTGTTTTGCGTCTCGGTAGATTTCCCAGCCGACCGACTTGACCTCGGCGACGTACGGTTCCACTTCGTCGATGAGCGTCCAGTTGATGGGGTAGTTGTGGGCGTCGAGCCATGTGACCATGAGCAGATGCCCGACCTCAAACGAACGGTCAGACACTTCCCAACCCTCCCGAATTGTGGATGACAAGGGACACAAGTTTGAGGGCTTGATCCTCTGTGAACCCGCCCTGCACCAGCGTGCTGAACACCTCATGCAGTCCGACGACCCCTTCCAGAAGCGGGGACATCTCTGTTTGGGTTGGGTTGTCGTTGTCGTCCATGCCACCTCCGAGACGGATTGGTGGAAGTGTAGCCGACGACATAACCCGGGTGTGGTGGCGACGGGTTGAGTTGGTCGCTAGATGATGTCGAGGGTGACGGAATGGAACAGGTCGTGGTTCGTGTCCGCGATTCGTTCCTGTGCGATGGCGACGTACTCTGGGTTTAGTTCGCAACCGAGGAACGACCGCCCGTGGCGCAACGCAACCACACCGACCGTTGCTGAACCCATGAACGGGTCAAGGACGGTGTCACCCACTCGAGTCGTTGCCAGCACGCACGGCTCCACCAACGCTTCGGGCATGACCGCGAAATGCGCTCCCTTGAATCGGGCGGGGGGAATAGTCCAGACCGATCGCTTGTTGCGTCCTTTCGGGTTCACGAAACGCGACCCCATTTCCTCAACGTCGATTCCGCCTTCGCTGGTCTTGGCTGATGGGCGGTCTGTTTTCCATCCGTGCTTGGCGCGCTCGAGGGACACCTGTGAGACGGGTTCCAGAATCGGTTCGTTGTCAAAGAAATACTTCTGGCTCTTGGTGAGCATGAACAGGTATTCGTGCGCCTTCGTGCATCGGTCTTTCACGGATTCGGGCATCACGTTCGGTTTGTGCCAGATGATGTCCTGACGGAGGTACCAGCCGTCCGCCTGCAATGCGAATGCGAGTCGCCACGGGATGCCGACCAAGTCTTTCGGCTTCAGTCCGTCGGGGATGATGGCGGAGTGCTTATGCTCGAGGTGGCGTTCGTTGTGTTTCTTGCCGAGGTTCCCTGCGGTGCCTTTCCCGCTTCCCGAGTAGGAGTCGCCGATGTTGAGCCACAGGACACCGTCGTCGGTGAGGGCGCGCCTGACTTCGCGGAACACCTCGACGAGGCTGGCGACGAAGTCGTTCGGGTCTTGCTCCAGCCCGATTTGGAGGTCTTGACCGTAGTCGCGTAGTCCCCAATAGGGCGGACTGGTCACGCAGGCTTGGATTGTGCCGTCGGGGATTTCGGTGATGCGTTCTCGCACATCGCCGAGCAGGACTTTGGCTGTGGTCATCGGATTTCCAATCGGGTTAGGGACTCGAGGCGTCGTTGAGCGATGGCGACATATTGCTCGTTGAGTTCGCATCCCGCAAACATTCGTCCGTTTTGGACAGCGACCAGTCCGACGGTCGCGGCGCCCATGAACGGGTCGAGGATTGTGTCGCCTTCGCGGGTGGTGGACAGGACGCATGGTTCAACGAGGGCTTTGGGCATCACAGCGAAGTGGGCGTCCTTGAAGGGGCGTACGGGGATTGACCAGACGGAGCGTTTGTTCCGTTGCCCTTCCGTGGACGTCGCCTGTTCCTTGATGGCGTTGTGGTCAAAGAAGTAGCGCGGGGACTTGGTGAGCAGGAAAAGGTACTCGTGGGCTTTGGTGCATCGGTCGGTGACCGATTCGGGGATGGGGTTCGGCTTTGCCCAGATGACGTCTTGGCGCAGGTACCACCCGTCGTTGCGGAGGGCGAGCGCGACTTCCCACGGGATGCCGATGAGGTCTTTGAGTTTCAGGGTGTCGTGTTTGGGGACGTTCCGTCGACCGCGTTGACGGACGGCGGTGGCGTTGCCCGTGGTCATCGACGCCGATCCACCGCCGAAGTTGTTGTAGTACGAGTCGCCGAGGTTCAACCAGAGCGCCCCGTCGTCGCGCAGGACGCGTCGGACGTCGCGGAACACGTCAACCATCGTGGCGATGTAGTCACGGGGGTCAGCCTCGGCTCCGAGTTGATTGGCTTCGCCGTAATCCCGAAGTCCCCAATACGGCGGGGAGGTGATGCACGCCTGAATGGTGGCGTCGGGGATTTCCTTGAGCCGTTCGCGGACGTCGCCCAGAAGGACGTAGGCGGTCATGCGGCGTCCTCATCCTCGAGGGCTTCGGCGTTCTTGCGGAGGCGGGGCTTGCGGTGGACGGTGCGGACTCGGTCAATCTTGAAGGTGCGCCACTTCTCGTACTGCGGGTCGCCTCCCCAGACCGTGACCTCGTCGGGGCGGAGGCTGTAGCGGAAGGTGAACCGTCCCGACTCGCCTCGGATGCTGATTTCGGTGTTCGGGGTGACCGTTCGTCCGTTGATGGTGATTTCGGTTTGGCTGACCCTCTCGACGATGTCGAGCGATTCGGGTTCGGTGTCCTCGGGCTGGCGGATGGTCGGGTCGGGCGTGTCGCCCGTGCGGTCGCGGTGGCGCATCGCGCATCGGCGGGCAACTCCGCCGTTGGCGAGTCCGAGGCGCTCTGCGACCTCGACCCATGTGAGACCTGAGGCTTGCAGGTTGCTCGCCTCGCGATCTCGGTCTGCGGTGGACATGGTGGATTCCTCCTTCGGCGTTCGGGTTGACCGCCTCGGCGACCACTTTACCATACTTGAGGTCAGGCGGACGACCCCGTGTTTCCCAAACCCGGCGCGGGTTACACGAACCTTGACCTACCTAACGCAACTATGGTACAGTCGCCCAGAACCCGAAAGGACAACCATGAGCAAGAAACGCAAAGTCCCACCTGCGCCTGTGGCGTGGACGCCGTTTGAGGCGTTCCCGCCCATCCGCAACGAAAAGGCGCGCGACCTCGACCCCGACGTCTTTGACAAGATGACGCAGGAGTTTGAGGACGGCGTCTGCATCCTCTACGCCAACAGCAAGTACCACGTCCACCTCCGATTCCTCGAGGGGGCAGGGAACCTCGACGGATGGATCCACCTGTCCATCCGCCACAACGACAGACGCGCCGTTCGGGACTGGCGACAGTTCCAGCGCATCAAGAACGAACTGGTCGGCGAGGAGCGCGAGGCGATGGAAATCTACCCCGCCGAATCCCGCCTTGTCGACGAAGCCAACTCCTACCACCTCTGGGTCATGCCCGCAGGTCAACAGGTGCCAGTCGGCTTCAACGAAGGACGCATGGTGGGAACGTCCGCCGACGCCACGAAGGTGGGCGCTCGACAAAGGAACACCCCTATGGCAAAGTCAAACCCACCTCAACCCGAAGGAGCCTCAACCCGATGAGAACCTGCCCACGATGCGGTCAACGCCGCATGGACAAACACCCCGCGCTGTCCCGCGTCGACAACCGCAGTCAGATTTGCTCTGAATGCGGGGTCGAGGAAGCCCTGATGGACTTCGCACGGATTCCCTTGCTCACGAAGGATCGCTGGGCAATCCAGCACCCTTCCTTCCAGCCGAAGGACTCGACCAATGAGTGACCCGCACCGATTCATCCCCGATGGGTACTACCCGCTCGTCATCACCGACAACGACGGACAAATCCTCATCTCCGTATTCGTGGTGACAACCACCGACGGCGTCAAGGTGTCCGCCAACCTCGCGCGACGCTCTAACCCGTGGGAAACGTGGTCGACACCGATAGAGGCGGAACCGCAATGAAGAAGGACGACATCATCATGTTTCTGTTCGGCGCATTCATCGGCATCGTGTTGACCGTGCTGTTCGTCCTCGTCGTCAATCAGATGCGCTTCCACGCCCAATGCGATGGCAAAGTGCTGTCGGATTCGTGGGGCAAGGAATACTGCATCAACCCCAACTCAATCAAAGGAACCCCATGAGCATCACCCCGACCGTTTTCTTCTCGGTGGACGTGGAAACCACCAGCACCGACCCGCAGTTCGGCAGGTTGCTGACCATCGGCATCAAGCCCGTCTGGTGGGAACCCGACAGCACCGACATCGTCAAGGCGTACCTCGACAACGAGGACTTCTACATCCGCATCGACCAGACCGATTTCTACCCCGAGTGGTTCAAAACGCTCACCGATCCCGACTCGACCCTTTCTTGGTGGCTTCAGCAAAGCGACCACGCACAGGGGGAAGCGTTTCGGAACCTGTCGCTTGAGCGCCACAGCGAGTTTGACGCCGCTTGGCAAATCGCCGAGTTCGTCCAACGGGTCTGCGGGAACATCCCGTTGAAGAACCGAGTGTTCGCCGCCAACCCCGTCACCTTTGACCGCGCTTGGATTGACGCCCTGTGGACGAACCTGAAGTTCAGCCACAACGTGACGGAACTCCCCGCGATGCCGTTCCACTACCGATCGCTGTGCCTCCGCTCGATGCATTTCGCGCAGAACACCAGCAACGGATGGGACACCTTTGGGCGGTTCAACCAGTCCTCCCACCCCCATCACGCCTTGCTTGACGCGGTCGCGCAGGCTGAAGACCTCATCGCCCTACTCAACAACGGAGCCACCAAATGAGCATCGAGGACATGATGACAATGCCGAAGCAGGAACTGGCACGGCAACTGCACCAAATGTCGCTGTTCGCGCACGAAC